CTATCCGTTTCGCACTCCGCCCCTCGCACATTTTACCTATTTTTAACCCTCTTTTACCATTTGGGATTTTGAGCTCAAGGAGGCTACAGCGCGCTCCCTGGAGAGGCTAGAGGAGCTAGACGGGATCAGACCCGTAGAGCGGAAAGTTACAGGTAGATGCGTTTAATGCTAATAAGCCCTAACTGTTACAATCTGTTAGGGTTTCTGCTAACAACGCCTAACTAATTACATTTTTGTAACATTGGTTTTCAAGATAGAAACTTAGATAGATTTGTAAGTGCCTGTAACCACAATGACTTATGAAGCAAAATAGCGTTTTCTATCTAAGAACCCCCCATGCTCCCTATATGTATGTATATTATACCTGTACTACACGTTATTATCATGTATATGTATAACCTGTATGTATATATATATGTTATTGTATACTAATATGTACTATTCCTAGATAGATAGATAGAAAGTACAGTTAAGTAGTTAAATACCAAGCACTTACAAATCTATCTAAGAATCTATCTAAGTCTATCTATCTATCTGACCTTGCTTTTTCAGGGCACTTCACTTATATTGTGGTTATGATAAAAGTAGATTTGAGAAAAATGGTCCAATACCAGCGGATGCTTAATATCCTCGGTACCCGAGGCGTAGACTACGCGGTGAGAGACACAACTAACGATCTTGCAGTTAACACGATGCAGGACGCTAGACACAATCTCCCCCGCCACTTCATCCTGCGCAGTAACTGGACGGGTCGGTCGATAGGTTTCAAGAAAGCTAACAATTTAGTGAACCCTATATCATCGACCGGATCGACTGAAGAGTACATGGCGACCCAGGAATACGGAGGGGTCCGAAACCCTACAGCCGGAAACTCCACAGTGCCGATCCCGACGGCGTTCGCATCCAATGAACCGGAAGGCTCGCCTAAGTTTAAAGCGCCGATGTCCCGGAAGAAGCTGCGGAACATACGAATGCCCCGCGATCAGATATCCGACGGGACCCCACTCGGCAATGCAAAGGCTGTCCAGAATGCCGCATATGGAACCAATAAATTTGTTTACCTGAAGAACACTAAAAGCGGCAGCTCAGGCATCTATCATGTCAAGGGCCGGAAGAAAAGATCACGTAAAATTAAAATGGTTCACCAGATGGAAAAGAAGTCTGTCCGCATACCCCCTACCCCCTGGCTCAAACCGGCCCGGATACGCACTATGCGTCGAATGCCCGAGTTCCACATGCAGAACCTTAAGCGCCAGCTGGACAGAGCGTCCAGAGCGTCCGGATTAAGATAGCCATTTGACATATCAGAAAAGTGTGATATACTTACATCAGCAGACGTGGTGGAATAGAGACACAGGTGTGACAGCCGGAGAGTACCATTCTCGTTACGTGCTACGGGGAAATCGTGCAGGAATCGAATCCTGCCGTCTGCACTTTTTTGTAAGGGGACCTGATATGTTACTATCTAAATCTAAATTCGCAAAGCTGGCTAGAGTATCGCCCAAGTCTATCACACTTGCCGTATCCCAGGGCAAGCGACCTCTCGAGCCTGCTGTATTGAGTGGCAGCATCGACCCACACCATCCTGCGGCCATCGCCTACATGGAGAAGATCGCCAAGAAGCAGGGCCTGAAGCCACCTAAGCCCCCAGAGACGGAGAAGCCCTCTAAGCCTGGACCCGACGTCCATATCCAAACGGGCGGCAAGCGCCGTCAGAGCGCAGCGGAGAGGCGCCATTACTCGATCCAGGACTTGATAGACAACGTCCGACGCGAACCAGACGAAACAGTTCAATTTGGGCTGGTCCGATCGTACGTCCATAAAACTATGGTCGCGCACCTCCCGACAGACATCCGTAAGCTGGCACACATGAGCCTCGACGACCTGGTTACCATTTTCGGTACCGACGCAGAGTTTACCAAGTGGCTCGAAGCCGTCAAAAAGATGGAGGACATTTTCAAAAACCGGATCGCTAACTCCACGGCGCTCGGCGAACTGATAAACAAAGACATCGTAAAGAAGGGCGTAATCGCGCCTATAGACGGCTGCCATAGGCAATTGCTCACCGACGGAGCCAAAACCATCGAACAGGAGCTGAGAACGCTTCACAAGCTGGGCAAGACCCGCGAGGAGTGCGAAACCGCGGTGCAGGTGAGGCTCTCCGGATTCTTTAAGCCTATGAAGGCACGAATAGCCCGAGAAGTACGCAAGCTAGGAGGTGACAAGTGAGTAAGATAAACTTTATCTATGGGTCTAAAGATTGTTAAACGCTAATTTCAATGTGGGTACCGTCGGCATGGACTGGCTGGTGCGCGAGGTCGAAGAGATAACCGAAGAGATCAAGCACATCGAGCCGGTAGACTTCATCGAGGAGCACCGGACGCTGTCCTCTGCCGTTACGTCTCGGCCAGGGCCAATGCGGTACGATGTCAACCCCTATATGCGGGAGATTTTAAACTGCTTTTCCATGCGGTCCCCGATCCGGGAGGTCACACTTCTGAAGGGTGTCCAGTTGACGTATACGGTCTCCCTGATCGAATCGATTCTCCTGTACTACATCGCCCACCTGAAGATATACCCGTGTATGCTGGTGACAGCGGACGCGGAACTCGTGAAGCAGCGTATCGAGAATAATATAATACCCATGCTCGACCTGTCCGGTTTCGGCCACCTGATTAAGAGCTCGGACGAAGGGAACCACCGTAAGACCGGTAAGACCAAAGAGCAAATACAGTGGGAGGGAGGGGGCTTTATGATCCCTATAGGCGCCCAGAACGCCAATAAAATGCGCTCTCATTCTATCCTGCTGATGCTGAAAGACGAACTCGACGGCTGGCCGCTTAAAGTCGGCCGCGACGGGGACCCGGACTCACTCACAGATGACCGTACAAGTGCGTATACCGGACAACGTAAGATTCTGCGCGGATCGACGCCCCTTATCAAGCAGACATCCAAGACGTACAAGGCGTATCTGGCAGGCGACCGCAGGAAATATTTTGTAGCGTGTAAATCATGTGGGCTCGAGCAGTTCCTGGAGTGGCGGGGAAAGGACGAAGCGGGCAAGCACTACGGCATCTCTTTTGAGACGGAGAAAGGCGTTCTGGTCAAGGAAAGCGTTCACTACAAATGCAAGAACTGCTCCGCCGAATACTTCGAGCACGACAAGGCGTATCTGTTCCACGCGGATAACGGGGCTTTATGGAGACCTACCGCGATCCCGAAGGACATTTACATCCGCAGCTACCATTTACCAGCCTTCTATTCGCCCATCGGTTTTATGTCGTGGACAGACTGCGTCAGGAGGTTTTTAGAGGCTTACGATAACGAGGCCAAGCAGGTTATAGATATCGGCAAGTACCAGCGTTTCGTAAATAACGTCAAAGGCTGGCCGTTCGAGGAGATCGGAGACCGCGTCCGGTTCACGCATGTTTCGTCACACCGTCGAGCCGTATACCGGATGGGAGAGATTCCGAACGCCTACGCACTTGAGTATTCTACTTCTGAGATTCTCATGCTGACATGCACGGTTGACGTGCAGCAGGAATACCTGTCGGTACTGGTTACAGGCATCACCAGGGGGCTTAGGACGTACGTCATCGATTACCACGAAATACCGGCTAAAGATGCCAGAGAGTCCACGGATACGTGCTGGTCTGAGCTCTCGAAGCTGATCGAGGAGAAGAAATACACGTCTGACAACGATATCGAGTACGGCATATACGCGACATTCATCGACTCTAACTTCGCGAAGGACGCGGTCCGTACATTCTGCGCCCAGTACCTGGAATCTATGGTATTTCCGATCCTGGGGCGTGCTGAGCTTAGCAAAGGATCCCGGATCAGAGAGTTTGAGGAGTTCCAGACGAAGGCTGGGGGCTATGGCTTCCAGATCAAGGTTGACCTCTATAAAGACCGCATCGCGCCGACGCTGCGCAGGGTATGGGCTGATACGCTCGGAGACCAGCCGAAATACCACTTCAATGCCCCGGTAGACACCTCGGACAAGGCTCTTAAGGAACTGACAGCAGAGTACCGGAGGTCGAAAGAGGACGCCAGAGGCCAGGTATCATACGAATGGTATCGGCCGAGCGGTTCGGCCAATGAATTGTGGGATTTAACCGTGTACACCCATGCAGGCGTTGAGATAGTTGCGTACATAACTTGCATCAAGCAGTTTGAGATGGAAAACATCGACTGGCCCGCCTTCTGGGATTATCTTGCAGAAAAAATTAAAAAATAAACTTGACAAGCCCTAGAAAGAGTGTATCTTGTAATAAATGACATTTTTTGGAGGGCCGAATGGCTTGCAGTAACGTTGAATGGCTAGAAGCCAGGGTGACAAAGACCCAGGCACTGATTGAGTCTCTTGAAGACGCTATTGGGCAATTGAATACGGATGGAATCCACTCGTATGATTTTGACTCTACGCAGAACCGGTCTCGGGTGACCAAGCAGGACCTCCCACGATTAATTCAGGAGCTTGAAAGGCTGGATAACCGGTATAAACGGTTATGCTTTCAGCTTGAAAAATTACAAAGCGGCAGCGCCGTACAGGTAGTACCAGCATGGTAGATTCGAGCACAATTGATTGGAGCGCACACGGTGTTGACGCACGCATCGCAGCACTCCCGACCCCCACAGGGGCGGGCACCATCGACGTTCACAATCTGCCAAACTTCCTGGCCAGTAGTGATATATCTATGCAGAGCTTCGTATCCCAGCAGAGTTACACGGGAGATAAGTTTACAGGCGGATTCGGCGCGACTCTCGAGTACGAGCCGGACTACTGGATGCTGCGCGCACGCTCAAAACAATTATTTAAAGATAACATATATTGCCGGGGTATCCTCCGTCGGTATCTGACTAATATAATAAATACCGGACTGAACCTCGAAGCCACTCCTGAAGAGAGCTTGCTGGGGTACGGGGACGACGGCTTGGCGGATTGGGCCGAGAACGTTGAGAACTTGTTTTCACTGTGGGGATCAAGCAAAAAAATCTGCGATTTCCAAGGACTCAAGACTTTCGGATCGATCCAGAAGAGCGCGCTTCTCAACGCTCTTGTAGAGGGTGACGTATTGGTCGTTAACAGGTTTTCCAAAGTGACTAAGCTGCCTCAAGTGCAGCTCATTGCGGGTAACCTCGTCAGAAGCCCCATTACACCGGTACCGAAGGGTAATGAGATAAAACACGGGGTTGAGCTAGACGAAGACGGTCGCCATGTCGCGTTCCACATTATGCAGAAGGACGGAACCACTAAACGCCTGGAAGCGTTCGATAAATCAGGTCGGAAAATAGCATGGCTGTTCTACGGAACAGACATGCTGATGGACGGAGTTCGCGGGGAGCCGCTTCTGAGTATTCTTTTGCAGTCTCTCAGGGAGTTGGACAGATATCGTGACAGTGCGCAGCGTAAAGCCGTTGTAAACTCCCTGGTCGCTATGTTCATCCAGCGCGGAGTCGATAAAGGCGGAACGTTCCCGGTAAAACAGGGGGCGACAAGGAATGATACGATCAGCACGCCTAATGCGGGCAAGAGGGCCAACACATACACACAGTCGGCGTATGCCGCTCCGGGGATGGCGTTCCAGGGGCTTGAGCAGGGCGAAGAGCCTGTAATGCTCGGCGGTCAGGGCACAGACATAAACTTCCCGGTATTCGAGGAAGCGATTGTCTCAGCTATGGCTTGGTCTTTAGAGACACCGCCAGAGATATTGAGATTGGCGTTTTCCAGTAATTACTCTGCCAGTCAGGCAGCATTGAATGAATTTAAAATGTTTTTAAACAGCCGCCGTAAAGAGATAGGCGATGATTTTGACACACCGATCTATGAAGATTGGCTGATTTCAAGTGTTCTTGTCAGACACATACCAGCCCCAGGATTCTTAGAGAGCTGGAGAGACCCGAGCCGCTTCTATGAGTTTGCAGCATGGATCAATTGTGACTGGACGGGCGTTATCAAGCCTAGTGCAGACATTTTTAAACAGGCCAGAGGGTATGAACTGATGATAGAAAACGGGTGGATCACACATGACAGAGCCACACGGGAGCTAACCGGCATGAAGCACTCGAAGAACATTAAGAAACTTAAAATTGAAGAGAAGGGTCTGGCGCCTATACGAATGTTGCGCGAGCCCCCCAAACCAATAGTAGCCCCAGCGCCTGCTAAAAAGGAGATACCAGCATGATTACAGGATTGTGGTTAATCGATGATGACACATACAACGCGTTAGGTAATCTGGACCTTATAACCAGTGAGGCTTCCGCAGAGCGCGTTGAAGCGTATAAAGCTGGAGTATCCGGCGGAGTACAGGGAAAGACCGCTATTATTAATGTTCGCGGAGTACTTACGGACCAGTTTGATTTCAGATACGCCTTTTTCGGGCCTGGCAATACCACATATGGCTCTATTAAAGAGCAGCTCGCTATTGCGGAAAATGATAGTTCAATAAGTGACGTACATCTGCATATTGGGTCCCCCGGCGGACAGGCTTCTGCGGAATGGCTGGATACAATGGACATGATTAAGAGCTCTAAGAAAAACGTCACTGCTTTTATAGGTTCGGACGCTCAAAGCGCCGCTTACGGGATTGCAGCTTCAGCGGATAAGATAATAGCTCAGAACGAGCTTTCAATGGTGGGGAGTATCGGAGTTAAAATTAGAATGCCAAAGGCCTCTAAAACAACCGTTACGATCACCAGTACTAATGCCCCTGACAAGGTCGCCGATCCGGAAACGGAAGAAGGCAAGGCGTTGCTGCAAGCTGAAGTAGATAATATCGAACAAATTTTTATAGGTCGAGTCGCCTCTGGGCGCGGTGTCACGGCTGAAACTGTAATCGCTCAATTCGGTCGTGGTGGTACGTTACTCGCTGAGGATGCTCTGAAACAAGGCATGATCGACGGTATCGCTAATGCGACTTCCAACAACACCGGCGCACAAGCGTCGAGAACCCCAAAAGAGGAGGGCCATATGGACCTTCAAATGTTAAAAGCAGAACACCCAGCGACATACGCTCAGGCTGTAGCCCTAGGCGTCTCGCAAGGTGTGACGCAGGAAACGGAGCGTGTCAATGCCCACCTGAAGCTCGGTGAAGCATGTGGTGACGTATCAATCGCAGTCGCAGCAATTCAGACTGGTGATGGCCTCACAGCTACACACCAGGCGAGTTACATGGCGGCCAATATGAACAAAAAAGCAGTTGGAAATCGTGAAGATTCCGACGACGCAGCCGCAGAAGCACTTGCAGCCGCTGAAAAAGCTAAAATGGGTGAAGGCCCGGATGCTGAAGATCAAGTCGCGGTTGCGACTGCTAAAGCTCTTGGAATTGACCTCGGAGGTGCTGAGTAATGGCTACTTTGACCATAACCAACGTAGACAGAGGACATGTCATTATTGACGGCCGCTTCTACAAAGACGATGTATTGAATTTTGCCGGAGCTGGAACAGTTGCGGCCGGTACTATTCTTGCACGTGATTCTGTTTCAAAAAAATTGGTCCCGTTTGTTAAAGGCGGATCGACCAATGAAAACGGGATACCTAAAACTATTGTCGGTTACGACGTAGTTGCAGCGGGTTCAGGAGACCTTGCAGTGAGAGCTCTCGCTGATGGTGTCGTTCGTAAAGATAAGCTAATTATTGCTGCCGATGGTGATGCAACAAACGTGGACGCAGTTGTCCTGGATCAGCTTCAAGATTATAATATCGCCACAGAGATCGTTACTGATATTAGCGTTCTCGATAACCAGTAGGGGAGGTCTCACAATGAGTAGTGCTGCTACTAAACACATGCTGGCCATGTTTGCACAATTGAGTCCGGTTCCCGGATTCTTTGCAAGCCTGTTCACCGCCCGTCCTGATACGATCTACAATTCCGAGACAATCGAAATTGATATCGAGCGGGATGATGAAGACGTCGCTGCGGTCCTTTTGGACGCGGGCTCCGGCGCTAACATTAACACTTTTGACCAATTCACAAACAAAGAGTTTATCCCTCCCGCACTTGGAGAGGGGTACAACATCACTGCGGGTGAGCTAAACAGACGTATGCCGGGTGACACACCGTTCGACAGCGTGGATTATGCAGCCAACGTTAACGCATTGGTTCTTAAGAAGTCTCCTAAGATTCTTAACATGATCTATCGCCACCTGAACCTCCAGGCTTCTCAGGTCCTCCAGACCGGAAAACTGTCTCTGGTGGGTAAAGACGGAAACGTTGCATTCGTGCTTGATTTCAAGCCGAAAGATACGCACTTTCCGACTACTGGTAACGCGTGGGGCGAGACTGGGGAAACTCCTCTGGCTGATATCTCAAGCCTGGCGGATGTTATCCGTACGGATGGCAAAAGAAGTCCTGACCAGCTCGTTATGGGCGTGGATGCGTTTGCTAACTTCATCGCGAACACTGAGGTCGCCACGCTTCTCGACAATCGTCGTTACGAGCTTGGTAATATTCAGAAGCCTACCGATATCGGGGGTGGTAAGTTCAATGGCACAATTGCTATCGGTCCTTACGTCTACGAAATCTGGACTTGCGACGAACGTTACAAAGCCACCGGAACTGGCACCAGCACAGCCTACATGGACAAAGATAACGTCATTGTTCGTGCTTCAGGCGCTCGCATGGATGCTACATTCGGGGCTGTTCCGTTTGTTGTCGCACCGGAAGCACGCGCTATGCGCTATATGCCTTCACGCCTGGAAGTTACTGGCGCTGGTGGTATCGCTATCTGGCCGAACGCGTATGTCGCGGAGAACAACAAGGCTGTCACTGGTGAGATGTACACACGTCCACTGATGATTCCGGTTGCTATCGATTCATATGGTTGCTTGATTACACAACCGTAACATGGGGGCTAAGGCATGGCTAACAAACTCACTAATTATGAGACGCTGAAGGAGGCGGAAGTTGTACTGCAAGGTATTGACGCGTATTCCGCTGCCGAACTTCAGGATATGGTGGCGCTGGCGACAGTAGCAGAAGCTCCAGTAGCAGAAGCTCCAGTAGCAGAAGCGAAGAAACCTATAGTGTGGCCGATGGTCGCAGCATAACCAGTAAGAAGGGTATTTTAGGACCCGGCGAAACAGTGCTCCCAGAGTATCTTTCCAGCCAGGAAGCCTACGACGTTCTTCTCAAAAAGAAAATAATTGGTAAAGCAAAATAATGAGCTTACGAGAAATAGCAGAGCGGGACCTGGCGACAGTTATGGAGAGCGAACAATCGTTTCGCACACCCATAACTGTTACTGACCCAGACGGCCTGACGAACGCAGAGCCTTTGTACGGAACCGTGAACGACATCTCGTCGTTGATCGATCCTGACACCGGGCAACTCGTTTCGGGACGTATGGCGACCGCTGCTATCCGTATCTCTTCATTGGCGGCGCAGGGCTTCGGGATACCGTCACAGATATCCAGCAGCGCATTGAAACCCTGGGTCGTCGAGTTTACTGATATAACCGGGGCTGACCACGTGATGAAAGTTATGCGGGGAGATCCGGACCGGACCCTTGGAATCGTGAATGTATACCTTGAGGTTTATCAAAAATGACAGCGTTAATACAAGAGCTAATTGACAAAAAAGACAACTTTGAGATCATACGCGACAAGATCGCCCAGATTCTCGCCGACGAATCGGCCAGTCAAGTCGCACTTGCCACTACGCAAGGTAAGACCGATACCTCCCCCTGGGAGCTTAGAGTCTTCATCGAGCGGGCCCGCCCATGGGAGCAATTCCAGCGTGATGGGGTAGGAAGCCCAGTATCTACAGTTCCAATCGTAAATATTTGGTTTGATCGCTTGAATTTTGATAAAAGTAAGAGTAACGTACTATCAAGGCAACAAGGAACCGGAGTTTTTAACATAGATGTGTACGGATATGACAGAAGCAAAGATACCGCAGAGGGACACGATCCCGGAGACGCAGCAGCTACTTTTAAGATGCAGCAGGGGGTTAGGCTTATCCGCAATATTCTCATGTCTGGGTATTATGCCGTCCTCGGTTGGAGTTTTCCCCAACAGACAATCGGCCAGCGTTTTATCCCTAATATTACAGTTTTTCAGCCAGAACAGGGTAACGAAGCAGTTCAGAATGTTGCATGCGCCAGGCTCCCACTCGAGGTATCATTTAATGAGACTTCGTTCGAGTATATCGGCGAGCAACTTGAGAAAGCGAGTGTTATTATTTTTGGCGATGATGGGTCGGTTACGGCTCAGTGTGATTATGATTACGACCAAGGCGCCGCCATTCTGGGTGCACCGGAAGGCGAGGTTACCGATATGGTAATCGGAAACTCAACATCACCATAAGGAGATTAAATTATGAGTGGTATATCAACAGCGTTCACTAACTCCCGCAGAGCGAGAGGGGTGGCGATCAAAACAATCTTTAAGGACCTACGCGCCGGACAAGTAGCATTTCTCCCACAGAGAGTTGTTATTCTGGGGCAGGGTGCCTCGGCTGCGGTCATTGACACTACCAAGCGTCAGATCACATCTGCCACGGAGGCTGGGGCTCTTTACGGTTTCGGCTCTCCAATTCATCTAGCAGCGATGCAGCTGTTCCCGTTTAACGGCGACGGCGTAGGCTCAATCCCTGTAACAGTGTACCCGCTTGAAGACGCGGCGACTGGTGCTGCGGCAGCTGGAAGTGTCACCCCCGGTGGTGCCCCTACTGTAGCAGCCTCATACACCGTGGTTATTAATAACATCTCTTCGGAGCCTTTTGTTATATCTGTCGGGGACGCCTTAGCTGACGTAACTTTAGCTATGACTACTGCGATCAACGCGGTCCTGGAAATGCCCGTTCTGGCATCTGATGGGGCCACGGTGGTTGAACTGACATCTAAATGGAAGGGCACAAGCGCGAATGACATCTACGTTGAAGTCGTAGGGTCAACCGCTGCCGGAAACACGTTCGCCATGGTACAACCAGTCGGCGGGCTTGTCAACCCTGATGTAGACGACGTGCTGGTGCAGATGGGCTCAGTATGGGAAACACTCATTATCAATTGCATGGACTTGGCTGATACAACCACGCTAGGAAAGTTATTTGATATGGGCGATGGCCGATGGGGCCCTGAAGTTCGCAGACCTTTCGTAGCCCTTACAGGCATGACTACAGCTGACGTTACAACAGCCACCGAAGTTGCCGAAGCCCGCAAGCTGGACAGAGTTAACGGGCAGGTTTCATTGCCGGGGTCTAAAGACCTTCCGTTTGTCGTTGCATCTCGTGCGGTAGCCAGAATTGCGTTACGTGCGGACAGCGATCCAGCGTATGATTATGGATCAATGCCGCTGACAGGTTTAACGCCTGGAACAGACGCAGAGCAATGGACCAGTATTCAGCGCGATTTTGCTATCAAGCGCGGAGCGTCTTCCGTGAAAGTTGAGGACGGCGTAGCTAATATTGCTGACACCGTAACGTTCTATCACCCTACCGGTGATCCTACGCCTGCATATCAGTATGTCGTTGACATTATGAAACTGATGACCATTATCTACAATATCGATCTGATTTTCAACAGTCCTGAATGGGACGGAAAACCGTTGATCCCAGATTTCCAGCCAACTACCAACCGGAACGCTAAGAAGCCCCGTATGGCCGTTGGAGACTTATATCTGCTTATCGATTCACTAGGATTGAACGCGCTTATAAGTGACCCTCAATTCGCGAAGGATAACACCATCGCCGAGATTGATTCGCAGAACCCTAAACGGCTGAACACCGCGACGACTATGAAGCTGTCCGGTAACGCTAACGTAATCAGCATTGACTTGAACTTCGGATTCTATTTCGGAACTCAGGCAATCGTAGGCTAAGGAGCTTATTATGGCAGTAGGAGGAAGTATCTTAGAAGTCAGTATTGCCGGGCGCGTTTTCCCGGTAGCTGCGGACGCCGATTCAAACCGGGACATCGGAGGCTACACAGCCGAGATGGAGTCCAACGGTGACGGCACAGCCCGTAAAATATTGACTCGCAAACCGTGGAAAGTTGACGGTATAAACTTGGAAGTGGACGATGGTCGTAGCGATCTGGAGTTCTTGCAGAATGTATGCGACGACACAGAGAACTCGAGCATGGTTGTCACTTACGTCTCCGGGATTTCGTATTCCGGCACGGGTTCCGTAATAGCGGACCTAGCAGCGAGCTCTCAGAGCGCTACCGTACCGGTAACCCTCAGCGGGCCTCAGAAGTTGGTACAACAAGCATAATCAGTTAAGGTATTTGTTGCGGCGTACGGTCACTCCTTACACCCCTAGGCCCTTTCGGGTGTACGCCGCTACTTTTTGAGTAAGGAGAATTACAGTATGAAAGAACCAACAGAAGTTAAGTCGGGACTGAAAGTAGACCTGGAAACCGCGAACAAATGGTTTGAAGACTGGTGCGAAGCCATGGACATCGACGCCGAGTGTGATGACGAGGACGATATTAAGGATTTCGATAAGATTAAGAAAAAGATCGTTAGAGGCATTATGGAAGGCCACGTTATGTTTAATGATGACAACGAACTTCAGTACACCCCCCATCGCCCAAACAGCAGATGCAAAGGCGAACAGATCACCTTTCACGAACGGTCAGGGGCGTCCATGATGGCTGCGGACTCAAAGAAAGCGGGCAAGGACATGGCTAAGATGTACGCCGTTTTATCTGACCTTACCAAACGCAGCGCTCAGGACTTTGCCGGAATGGTAGGCTCTGATATTAAAATGTGTGAATCGATTTTTGTACTTTTAATGGTTTAGTTCGGACACCTCTCGTTCGGAGTGGTACCGACCAGAAGTTGTTCAAATTAAAGGACGATCCCGGACACACATTCGGGATCGTTTACAATGAGATGTTCATAATGGTATGCCGTCGGTATACAGCTCTTCCGGACGTCCGGACTTTAACCGCAAGAGAGATAAAATACTTTTACAATAACTTAAGATTCGAGCTACATCAGGAGACTAAAAAGCGTGGGTAAAAAGTTCCAGGTTGAAACAATTTTTCATGGTATAGATAAAGTCTCCGCACCTATCCGACGTATGGAAGGACGGGTGGGCCGTTTCTTTACTAAGATGACCAAGAACTCCCGGAAGCTGCAATCAGTCCATGGTAAGCTCCGGGGAGGTCTTCGCAGGATCACAGTGGCCTTCGTGGCGCTGGGTGTCGCCGGGGTCTATGCACTCTCCAGTATCGCAAGTACGGGGGGTGGCTTCGAGCGTACGATGGTTTCGGCTGCCGTAAAGTTCGACATATTCAACAGGAAAGTCGGAGAAGGGGCGAGGCAGTACGCAGCTCTGACGAAAAGAGCCCGAGAAATGGGCATAACAACAGAATTTACAGCCCGGCAGGCCGCCGGAGGGTTTAATTCCCTTGCGATGTCAGGATTCTCCGCGCAACAGGCTATCAAATCCCTTCCGGGGGTCCTTGATCTGGCAACCGTCGCTGAGACAGAAGTAGGCGAAGCCGCGAAGATGGCCGCCTCAGCGCTGGGTGCCTTTGGGCTCCTGTCTGATGATGCCGGGAAACGCCAGAAAAACCTCACCCGTATTAATGACACCTTTGTAGCCACACTTACGTCAAGTCAAGCGGATATTGAGAGTCTCCACGAGGCTATCAAGACAGGCGGTCCTGTAGCGCACGCAGCTGGTATGTCCATAGAGAGATATTCCGCAATTGTGGGTAAACTCGCCCAGGCCGGTATTAAAGGCACTTTGGCCGGTACAGCTATGAAAAATGTATTTCTGAGACTGGCAGACAGCAACTCTGGAAGAATCCTTAAAAGGCTAGGCGTAACAGTTTCGGACGACGCCGAGGACTTCAAGAAAATGAGAGACATTGTCGGCGAACTGGATGTAGCGCTGAGAGGCTTCGGTAAAGTTAAGAGAGCTAGATTCCTAGATAAGATTTTTGGTAAGCGCGCAATCGTGGTTATGTTTAACCTGCTCACCCAAGGAAAGAAGACTTTAAAAGGATACGGGGACTGGATCAAAGCACAGAAGGGCATCTCGAAAAAGATGGCCGCTGCTATGCGCGATGTCTTTGCCGTAGACTGGCTGAACTTTATAGCCATTATAGAGGACTTGAAGATACAGCTTTATGAGCTTATTAAGGGCCCCCTAAGAGCGATGATCGCAGGCATGAAAGAGTGGGTCGGAGTAAACCGGGGCGCCGTAGAAGTTATGGGGAAATCGATGTCGTTCCTTCTTAAGTACCGGAAAGTAGTTTTCCTCGTGATAGCAGCCGTTACCATATTGACTGCGACTTTAGCAGCTTTCACCGCCGTACTAGGCGGGGCCCTCGTAATAATAGGGCTAATGGTTCTAGGGGCTACTGGGGGCTGGCTAATCGCCATAGCCGCAGTAGTTGCCGCGATAGGAACGTTAGGTGTCGCGATAATGTTATGGCCAGAGGTTATGGGTGCGTTTTGGGACGAGTTTAAAAAGATATGGCTTGTTAGAGCTTTTACGGAGTTTATCGGCGCCCAGATTAATCTGATTAAATATTTATACAAAGCCATCGCCTTCCTACTAACCGGAATCCCGGGGCTTATAGATAAGATGGACCAAGCGGTCAATACATGGTTAGCTTCAGCGCGAAAAAACGTGTTTGCTTTTCTCGACGCGATACCCGATAAAGTTAGGGCGATGATCCAAGCGGTAAAAAACATCGTTAAGGGTTTCTCGACCGAAGGTTTCGTCGATGCTCTTCGCACTTACCTGCCTAATGGAATGGGGGGCTTGACAGACGAAGAGGCTATGAACCGCGAGACAGCCCGTAGAAGCACTCGGGGGGCTCCGGTACAAGGCCCTCAAGCCTTCACAAGTACTATGATCCAGGAGATGCGGGATAAGGGCGTTCTAACAATTAAAGACGAAACCGCAAGGGCGGAACTTGACAAGCCTATGAGCGGCGTTATGTTAAAGCAGATGATGATGGGTAACTCAGGAGCCTTCTAACAATGGCATGGAAAAAGAATTTAAGAGAAGCAGCGTATATAACGCCCTCCGGGATAAGAATACCTTTTTTATTCGAGGACCTGGCCGAATCTTTTGTCCGTAAAGGTACCGCTTTTGAGCGCGCCGATGCGAACGGAACTTACGTCCAGGGGCTAGGCAACAGTGACCGCAGGGTACCGATGGTCGCAATATTCTCAGGCAAAACATGCGATGACGACGCACACGCTTTTATGGAGGGTCTTCGCGAGCGTGGTGTTGCACGGTTGGAGCATCCGCTATACGGTGATATAACAGTCATGCCTCTCGGCTCTGTCGAGCGTAAGGACAGCCTTGTCCGCAGGGCGAATGAATCCCGCGTTTCTGTAGAGTTTTATGAGACCATCGAAGAGGCGTTTATCAAGGTGCAGCCGTCCCCGGCGGACCTGCTTGCCGCTCTGCAAGACCTCCTTAAATGGATCACGGACAAGACGGCTCTCGATTTCAAGGACCTCGAGGCAGCGCCTGAAGAGCTTACGGCTTTTGAAGAGCTCGTACTCGAAACAGTGGATCAGATCGAAGAGGTCCTTGCACCGGTAGCCGCAGTCGGCGCAGAGGTAGCCGCAGTGATCTCGACAGTCCAATCCCGTGTGGGTAATGTCCTGTCACGCTTTAACGCCATTGCTAACACAATTCGTTCCACGGTTGGGAAGATCGAGTCCGCAGCTAGTAAACTTACATCCCAGACGATGCGTCTGGTGCTGGCTCCGGCCAATGCCTTCGCAGCTTTGAAAGTTAAATTCTCAGCCTTTCAGTCGCTATCTAATACTCTGATGGATCGCTTCACCGCAGCATATGGGATCGGCATAGAGCAGGGGCTATTCATCGGTCGAAGTAAGCGCAAAGCGCAAAGCTCTTTTATCCTGACGGATAGGGTCGTATTGTCCGCCGTTGCGGGTGCCGCTATGGTCGCTATAAGCAACGCAGAGACGACCGACACGATAACTTACACGGGTGGGGAAATTCAATTTAGAACCCGTAGCGACGCGGTACAGGCGGCGGATGACCTGCTTGAGCTATTCGACACGGTTACTGAATGGCGGGAGACCGCTCAGGACAACCTTGACGTACCTGACAATGGAGAACTGTACCAGATAGTTTATAACATGGTCGCCGCAGGCGCCGCAGCGTATATCGATCAGGCCTTCAGCTTGCGCCAGGAGCAGACGCTCCTTCTGGATCGCGATAGAACCGTGATCGATCTTGAATACGAGCTGTACGGAACGGTCGATGAAAACCTTGATTTCCTTATAGCGACTAACGATTTAACAGGCAGCGAAATTCTCGAGCTGCCTGAAGGGAAACCAATTAAATATTATGTCTGAGTACATTACATCGGGCTCTGAGAGCTTCGAGGACATAGCCGTCGCGTCATACGGGTTCTCGTCCTTCGGGGACATCATACGCAAAGCGAACCCTACGGCCCTGCTCTTCGCACTGCCGAACACTCTGGGCCAGGAAGTGCTCGAGGCCGGGATCGTTCTTCACGTTCCAGATATCGACGTTCCGACAGCTCAGGTCTCGGGCAATAAGGGCAAAGATGAAGTTACGCTAAGAATAAATAAAGTCGAGGTTTCGCACTTCGACACCATACTCATAACAGACGCATTGACCAGGCTATCAACGATGCGGGCTGTATTGCCGTTTGACAACTCCAGGAAAAAAGAGCGCGAGCTATTCAGCCCTTTTTCGTTTGATAGCGTGGAGGTTTTCATAGGTGGCAATCTACGTTTTGCGGGCACCCTTATCGAAGTGATACCATCACTTACAGCAGAGCGCCAGCAGGTAACTATAGGGGCATACTCGAAGCCTGGCGTCCTGTCTGATTGTACAGCTTCGTCCAGCGCATACCCTTTAGAATACTCCAGGGCTAAACTCGAGACAATAATGCGATCCGTTATCGAGCCTTTCGGACTAGGACTATCAGTAGAAGCCCCAACGGGGGGCCTTTTTGAGCAGGAGGATTTGAGCGCCGACAGAAAGATTCTCGAGTTCTTCGTGCAACTCGCGCAGCAGCGAAACCTCATAATAAGTAACACCCCGGAGGGGGCCCTCCGGTTATACAGACCTATCGAAGATGGTGAGCCAGTATCTACCCTTGTGGAGGGCAGCGCACCTCTCGAGAGCGTCACGCCTACATTTAAACCCCGCGAGTATTTCAGTGCCATAACGGGCGTCACACCTACTTTGCTAGGACTATTTGCGGGGGAGGTAATACCTCGTAGAAACAGCTTTTTAAAGAAAGCATTCAGGCCCTTGTCGTTCACAGTTAACGAGGATGATACAGCCAAGTCGCAGGTAGCTGTAGACGCCAAGATGTCTCGTATGTTTGCGAACGCATGCTCTTATGACATTGTGATAATAGGCTGGCGGGATAGTAAGGGTGACCTATGGAAACCTAACACGATGCTAAGTCTGAAGTACCCGAAAGCCATGATATACAAAGCGTATAAATTCATCATTGCGGCCGTTACTTTCTCGCTCTCCGGAGATAGGAAAACGACGACGCTAACATTATCACTGCCCGGCTCGTATGCGGGGGGTATGCCAGCGAGGTTACCATGGGCCGAATAGGAGGTGTATTATCATTTTTAAGGACTCTTCGCCGGAAGGCTAAAGTCACTGAAGTAAAGTGTGACATAGGCGGTGGGTATATAGTCACTGGACAGCAATTCGCGCCGTCTGGGGATGACAGTATGCCGCTACCCGGTGATTACTCCGTCTTAATGGACACTACGGGGACAGGCAACATAGCACTGCTCGGGTATGTCGATCCGCTGGACCAGCAGCTCGCGCTGCCGGGGGAGAAACGCCTGTACGCCAGGAACGTTGAAGGATTTGTGGTTGCTACAGCGCACTTGAAGAATGACGGGACGATCATCTCTTGGAACGGAAAAGTCTCAACGACAATGAACCCAGATGGCTCCAGCACGCTGACGAATGGATCAGGAACTCAAACACTCCTAGCAAATGGGGATATTAATTTAAACGGGGTTGTAATTAAGCCAGACGGCACTATAATATCACCAAAGATTATACAGACGCCGTTGATCGAAGTTGACGGCAAAGAACTAAAAGATCACATACATGGATTATCAGGCGGCGGAACCACGGAAGGGAATTTATGAGTGACGTAATTATCTATCAGACAATCGAAGACGGTGAGGTGAGTCTTGTCGATGGCGCTATCGAGCTTTCCGGGGGCTTATCCTCCGCCGCGTATCTGGCACTCTTCGGAGGCAACATCCAGGATGCAGGGCGCAAGGACGACTCAGCCCAATGGTGGGGGAATGAAATCGAAGATGACCCGGACTTCACCTACCGATCAGCCACGCAACACGCGCTCCGATCATTGCCCGTAACTTCGGCCAATATCCGGAAGCTGGAGATCGCAGCAGAGGGAGACCTCGCGTTCTTTGTGAACAAAAAGATCGCTACAGCGGTCTCCGTCGTCGTCGATATACCCGCCGCTAACAGGGCGCACATCGTATGCACCATAACCGCTCAATCCGAAGAGCAGATATTTGAATACCTAACAAACTGGGGAAACCAACCATGAGCATAACACCATTGACCACGAAGGAAATTAACGACCTTCTTATTACCCAACTTGAAACATCCCTGGCTACAACAATACCGCTATTGCCGAAGTCATTTCTTCGCGTCATAGCTAAGGTCCTGGCGGCCACCATAACATTGCTGTATAAGTACGGGAGCTTTATGTTCCTTCAGCTTTTTGTCCAGACGGCGAGCTACAATGAAACCAACATCAACGGGCAGAACATAACACCTTTGATCGAGTGGGGAAGGTTGCTCGGCACGGGTGATCCGGTAGCAGCTACTAACGCCGTTTTGACCATTGAGGTAACCGTAGACATCCAGGTCGGTACACTGCCGGTAGGGTCTCAATTGGTAGGATCAAGTAACGGGGTGACATATTTAACAGTCACGGATAAGCTATTAGACGCTCCGACGGTTCAAGTCGATATTCAGGCGGTATCGGATCAGGAAGGGGGCTCCGGAAGTGGGGTCATCGGCAACCTGGATGATGGTACCATAATAGCCTTTGCGAATCCTCTGGCCAACATCGATAGTAATGCCGAGATCGTCGCCACGGTAACTCAAGCGGCCGACGCTGAGACAGAAGACGCGTACAGGGACCGTGTGATCGATTGGTTCCAGAAAGTGCCGCAGGGTGGCGCGTATGCCGATTATGAGCGATGGGCTGAAGAGACCCCCGGTATTATTAATGCATACCCGTACGCGGGGGACTGCCCGGGGCAAGTAGACGTGTACCTCGAAGCGACCACTGCATCGAGTGGGAGCCCTGACGGGATACCGACCGACGCGCAGTTAACTGATGCCCTTGATAATTATATTAACATCGATGACGCCGGGCTCGCCAGCCGTCGTCCGGCGAATGCTCTGGCCAATACATACCCGATACGCCGTAAGGGCTTTACGGTCGAGGTAATAGGCATCCAGGATGTCGATAATCTTTCAGCCACGCATGATGATATTGAAGCTTCCATAACAGACTATTTCGTCCGTCGTGAGCCGTTTATACCCGGCCTCACGTTACCGCCCAGAGCGGACAGGATTACCATTGCCGCCGTTTCCGGCATCGTGGATGAAATTGTCAGTGCCCGGGGCGGAATTTTTCGAGGCGTTACGGTCACGGTAGACAATACCTTGTCGCTTTCTAACTCCATCGCGGACGGGCAAGCCTTAGATTTCAGTGGCGAAGTTGCGGGCCTCCAAGATGCTAGATTTAATGCGGACGGAGATAAGGTCTTCGCCCTTGACGAGGACGGCGTAATCTACGAGTATGACATTATTTTGGGGGTGGCTACTTATACAGGTAATACTTTAGATATAAGCGCAGAGGTACCAAGCGCTCGGGCGATATGTTTTAATGCGGCGGGCACGGAGCTCTACGCGCTCGGAGACAACGCAGTAGTGCGTCAGTGGACTCTCGTCGCAGGGTTCGACTTCTCGGCAGCTATAACGCTTGTAACCGCGGTCCTTGCAATAGCGAGCCTCGAGCCTAACCCGACAGCTATAGATATCAGCTCCGATGACACTAAATTTTTTATTGCAGGCGATAGCCACACTATACACCAGTGGCGTATGGCCGTAGCAGGGCAGGCATACACCGCGACGTACTCGGGCGCTTTGTACGATATGGGGTATAGCATGAAGGCTCTTAAGTTTGAGCTGGGGTGCCGTAACTTTGTAACGCTGGACACCGCTGGCACGATTAGGCAATATGCGATGGGCGTGCCTGCGGACTTATCGTATGGGGTGGAGGACGCTTTCGAGCAGTTCGACGCGACTTCAGAGGACGCCACGCCTACCACGATTGCCTCATATTTCCAGGAGTCCCGAGATAAGTCCTTGACATTTGCGGGGGGCGGAACTACAGACGCGATATACGGATACGATTCGTCACTCAACCCAAGTGTTGTGCCCCTAGCTTTGGGCCCTTACACGCTCGGGCAGGGTGAGAAAGCTAAGCTAAGCGGGGTGACGTACGTATGAGCTTTTTAAACATATATAAGCATTTGTTACCCAGGGGTTTAGCGTGGAGCATTACTAACACCACCAAGACCCTTCGTAAACTGTTTGAAGGGCTCTCATTCGATTTTGTGGTTACTTATTTCAATTCTATTTGGTTATCTATTTTTCCTAGCGTAACGGACTCCTTAACCGAGTGGGAGGCCGCCTTCGGGCTGCCAGATCTTGGGCTTACGGAATCGGAGCGCCGGGATAGGTTAACCGCCCGGTGGAAAGAAGAGGGGGGCCAAGACCCTCGCT